CTAATTGGTTTCTATCGATTACGTCAGGAGTGTTATTACTGTCATCCATTACTACTTGGAATGCATATAAACCTTGTCTTTGTTGTACTGACTCTAAGTAAGGGTTAACTTGACTTAAGAATCTGTTACGAGTAACTTGTGTGTTAGGCTCGAATACAAGAGTTTCTGCAACTTGACCAATGTAGTCTTTAAGAGCAATCAACAATCTTCTAACGTTAACTCTGTCTAATGCAGAAGGTTTTTGTTGAAGTGTCTTTTGACCGTAGATAACCGTACCAACTCCAGGGAATGTAGCGATTGGGTTAACAGATCCTTGATATACTCTGTCTCTATCGTTTGAAGTTAATTTTCTTTCCGGCTGTAAAACTGTTGGTAAACCACCTCTGTTTAAACCAGCTGGTGCCCACCATTCTGCAGCAACTCTATCGTTGTACTCGTAAGCAGCAGGAACGATTGTAGATGCAGGGATAAAGTTTAATTTACCAGTTTCTCTTGATCTAACTTGTACCCAAGGCCAGTAAGTAGCTGCGTAAGAAGAATCGAATGCAGTCACTTGAGAAAGCAATACTGGAATAGATTGACCGTAACCAACCATATCAACTACTGCGATACTGTCGCCTCTTGTTTGAGCTGTGTTAACAATACCAGTAACTTGACTAGGAGAGTTAACGTAAGTTAAACCAGGAGCATATATAATGTTAAATTTGTAAGCGTCTTTGTTACCTAATAGATTGATAGCTGTGTTATAGTCTTGGTTTCTTAAGCCTTGAATATTTCTACCAGCTACTGAACCGTTAGCTAAACTGTTAGGGATATTTTCGAAGAAGTTAACTGCTTCTACACCGAATGAACCGTAGATAGCTCCAGTTGCACCACCGAAAGCACCGTTTACTGAACCAGATCCTGCATTAGGAATTGATGAAGTATATTGAGTTTGTGCTTGACCGTAAGTGTTGAAGTATCCAGGAGTTGCAGTGTTAACAGTTCTAACTCTTACGTATCTACTGTTGTTTTGGTAAGAACCAGTAGTTTGTAAGTAGAAGTTACCTAAATCGTCTGTAGCAACTGTTTGAGTTTGATCACCAATTACGTAAGATACGTAGTTGCTTTGGTTAGGATCTAATGACAAACCGTTCCATGTTTCAAGAACTGTCTTGTTATTCTCGTAGTCGTCACCGCGTCTGATGATAATATTGAATTGGCCTGAACCTGTATCGTAAGCTGTTACTTCCCAGCGTACGTTAGCTGAAGAGCCAGAAACTAAAGAACCAAAAGATCCTGAAGCTTCGTTGTTATTCATTACAGTACCAACTGATAAAGTTTCAAGAACGAAAGCAGGAGTTCCCGCTAAGTTGTTTACGCTTGCTGTTGCTGGTGTATAAGATCCAGATACTACTCTTGTTACCAATAAAGAAGTTCCGCCTTGCTCAAAGTAATTCAAAGCAGCCATACTTGTTAAGTATTCGTATGCAGCACCTCCAGAAACGAAGGGAGCTCCAAATACAGCTTTGTATTGAGAGTAAGTAGTTACTAATGTTGGGATGTTAACTGGACCAGTTACTGTAGGACCTACAATTGCAGCGCCTGCTGTTACTGGACCTGAAGTGATCTGAGATAAATCGTTTTCTTGTAAGAAAACTCCTGGGCTAATTAGTGTTTCGGCCATTTATGTCGTTTTTTTTCTAGTAATAAATATCGATATTTGATTCAAAACACTTTAGCTAATTTCACCGGTCTCTGTATTTATTGAGACTGCGCCGTATTTAGATCTAATTTCTTCGAAGACTTGCTTTTCTTTTACCCTAATTTCTTTGATTCTTTTCCTTTGTTCTTCCATATCAAGCTCGATGCTCATTTTTTGGTATTCTAGTTCTCCAAGTAGGGCAGCAACTTCTAAGGCGTCCGATTTGATAAGATTAATTTGTTGTAACTCTTCTGGTGTAAGCTTTTGTTCCATAACTAGATTTACTATAAATATGTAAGAAAAACGGCCCACTTTTTAGGTGAGCCATTCTCTTGGTATGAATATTCGTTATTCTTCTATTTTGATCAACTTAAAGAAAGTTGTGTATTTGCCTTCTGACTCAACGTTTTCTAATTCGTCTAAAGAGAAACCTTTGTGTTCTAACTCTTTATCTTCGTTTAGTACAGCGTTAAACTCGTTCTGAAATTCTACGAAGTTAGGATTAATCTCTCTTGAAACTGTTTGACCTTCTTCGTTTGTTACAACGTTGATGTACATTGGAATCGAGATGTTACCTTGTTCGTCTGCTTCTCCGTGTTTTTTGATTAACTCTTGCTTTAAGGCTTCGCAAGCTTCTTTTTCTGCTACAACTTTTTTAGCTAAATCGTTTAACCAGTATTTTGTGGTCATTTTGATCTTCTCTGCAGCAAGTCCTTTTGAAGTAACTTCTCCAGTTTGAGGGTTCGTAACACCGTTTAATTCAGCTTCAAGATTGTAAAATTCGTAAAGCTTTAACGTAGTTTTTTCCATATATTATTTAGATTTTTTTGTTGCTGACTTCTTAGGAGCTGCTTTAGTTGCAAGCTTCTTAGTTTTAACTTGCTTAGTTGCTTCTTTAGCTTGTTTTACTACTTCATTCTTAGGATCTACTTCAGCGGCTTTTTCTACCACTTCTTTAACCTCTTCGATTGCAGGAGCTACAGCTTCTTCAACTTGATTTACTAATTTAGTTAGTTTTGCTTTGTTTAATAGGATAGCAACTGCTACTGCTACTAATACGATAATGATTCCGAATAACATAAGTTTTTAATTTTTGTTTGTTGTATATAAATATATAAGAATTTACTAAAAAATCTTTTAAGTATTAAATTGTTAACATCCAAATGTAAATGCTCCTACTACTCCACTATTGATTGCATATACATTGAAATTTTGATCTGCTGCGTAAGGATCGGCTACAGTACTAGTTAAGAATATGTTTTCGAACAACGTTACTCCTTCAATAAAGCCAAATCCAAAGTTGTTATAATTGCTTTGATCAGATTCGTTCGCCACATAAACAGTTGGCTGTCCACCTCCAGCACAAGCCGTTCCTATTGAGTTTCCTCTACCGTAAACATTAATAGCAAATCCTTGTGCAGGTGGTGTAGAACTAGGTGTAGGCGATGGTGTAACTGGTGGAGTCGTACTAGGAGTTGGACTCGGTGTTCTTGTTGGTGTTACAGGCGGTGTTGTACTAGGGGTTGGGCTAGGCGTAACTGACGCACTTGGAGTTCTAGTTACTGATACACTCGGAGTTACTGATACGCTTGGTGTTCTTGATACGGATACCGAAGGAGTAACAGACGCACTCGGTGTTGAGCTTACAGAAGCGCTTGGTGTTACAGATGCACTAGGCGTTCTAGTTACTGATACACTTGGAGTTACTGAAGCGCTTGGAGTTCTTGTTACCGTGATGCTTGGAGTTACTGATACACTTGGAGTTGCACTTATTGATATACTAGGTGTAACTGATGCCGAAGGAGTTCTTGTTATTGATACGCTTGGTGTAACTGAAATACTAGGCGTGGCAGATATAGAAACACTTGGAGTTACGCTTATGCTTGGTGTTGCACTTATTGATATACTAGGCGTAACTGACACGCTTGGTGTTGCAGATATAGATACACTCGGAGTTACAGATACAGTAATGCTAGGAGTCACTGATACGCTTGGAGTAATGCTTATCGATGGAGTTACTGATACGCTAGGTGTAACTGATGCACTTGGTGTAGAAGTAGGTGTAATTAACGGAGCACTAACACTAATAGATGGTGTAACAGAAGCACTTGGAGTTACCGATGCACTTGGCGTTGCTGATATGCTTGGTGTTGCTGATATACTAATAGAAGGAGTAACAGATACAGAAGGAGTAACCGATACAGAAGGCGTAGTCGTTGGAGTAACTGGTACACTAGAAGAAATGCTAGGAGTTACGCTTATGCTTGGTGTTACTGAAACGCTTGGCGTTGTTGATGCGCTTACTGTAATAGAAGGCGTAATAGACGGAGTTACAGAGGCACTTGGAGTAATAGATACACTAGGGGTAGCGCTTGGGGCTGGTGGTACATAAGCGCTTACTTGTATTATGTCAAATCCGCCTCCGCCTGCTCCAGTATCGAGTAATTGAAAGTTTCCACCTCCGTTTCTATTTAGTATTTCTATTGGCATGCAGTACTTAAATTGACCTACTAATAATTATACTGCTCGTTGATTTGCTTTATTTGTTCTTCGGTCATGTATCTCTCTATAGCATGATATCCCAACGTACCCAATTCAAACTTCATTTCGCAACTAAACTTTTTAGCAGCTTCCAT